CTAAACCAGTTCAACGCCTTCGTTGAAATCGACACGCTCGGTTCTGACGACTGCCTCGTTGACCACAACGGCCACCTCCGCCCCATCGTTGGCAAAACCGAATTCTGCACTGGCACGGTCTACAACCTGACTGTTGAAGGCCATCACACCTTCATCGCTGGCGGAATTCGCGTACACAACGCCGGTTTAGGTCTTGGCATCGCCGGTTCTGGCGGTGGCGGTGGCGGAGGCGGCGGCAGCAAAGGTGGCGGTGGTGGCGGTGGTGGAAGCCGGACCCCGACGGAAGCCGACGATTCGCTCCAGTCCGTTCAGTTTGGCAGCGTGCTGGATCTGCTGTCCGAAGGCGAAATTCAAGGCATTGAAAACGGCAACAAAGGCGTCTATCTGGCTGGTACTCAACTTGAAGACGATGCCGGCAACAACAACTTCTCGGGCTTCACGATTGAAACCCGTAACGGTACACAAGCCCAGAGCTACATCAGCCAGCAGATTGGCACCGAGAGTGAAAAAGGCGTAAACGTCGAAGTCTTCAAAGACACGCCCGTTGTCCGCACCATCACCGATTCCGACGTGGATCGTGTGCGTGTCACGCTGCAAATCCCCGCCCTACAAATCTTCCAAGACAACGGCGACATCATCGGCCACAGCGTTCAGATTGAAATCCAAGTCCAGTACAACTCCGGTGGATACACAACAGTTGTAACTGACACTATCAGCGGTAAAACCAGCAATCCTTACCAGCGGGATTACATGCTGTCTCTGTCTGGAGCATTTCCTGTTGACATCAAAGTTGTTCGCGTTAGCGATGACGAAACAACCGCCCGCCGCCAAAACCTCACCTACTGGTTCAGTTACACCGAAATTATTGACGAAAAGCTGCGTTATCCAAACAGCGCACTTGCCTACCTTCGTTTTGATTCGCGCCAGTTTGATTCAATCCCAACCCGGAAGTATCTAATTCGCGGTATCAAAATTTCTTTGCCGTCAAACGCAACCGTAGATACAACTACGTATCCGGGGCGCGTAACTTACGCCGGCGTCTGGGATGGTACTTTTGGCGCCGCTACGTGGTGCAACGATCCCGCCTGGTGCCTATATGACCTGTTGACCAACACCCGCTACGGCGCCAGCATCCCCGCCAGCAGTCTGGATAAATATGACTTCTACGCAATCAGCCAATACTGCAACACGCTGGTTAGCAACGGCAAAGGCGGACTGGAGCCTCGTTTCGCTTGCAACTTATTGATTAACAGCCGCGACGAGGTTTATAACGTCATCCAAGAAATGACCAGCCTGTTCCGTGGCATCGCTTATTACGGTGCTGGTTCACTGGTTCTATTGCAAGACAAACCCGGCGATCCGCAGTATTTGCTGGGACCTAGCAATGTTGTTGATGGCGTATTTATTTACAGCGGCACATCACAAAAAGCACGCCACACTACCGCAACAGTTGCTTGGCAGTCTTACGACACTCTTGGCGAAGTTGAGTACGAATACGTTGAAGATGCGAGCGCAGTAGCCAAATACGGCATCATCAACAAAGACATCAAAGCACTGGGTTGTTACAGCCAAGGCCAAGCGCATCGGGCGGGCAAATGGGCGCTGCTGAGCGAACAGAACCTGACCGAAACCGTCACCTTCTCGGTCTCTATTGACAGCGGCATCGTCCTGCGCCCCGGCATGGTGATCGACATTGCCGATCCGCTCAGGGCTGGAACACGCCGCAGTGGCCGCGTCAGCTCTGCCACCACAACCGCCATCACCGTTGACAGCAGCACCAACCTCACCGTCAACCTGTCCAATAGCCCAACAATTTCGGTTCTGATGCCAACTGGCTTGGTGGAAACCAAAACCATCAGCAGCATCTCTGGCACAACGATCAACGTCAGCAGCGCATTTAGCGAAGCACCCAACGCCAACGCGATTTGGTTAATCCAAACCAGTGACATTCAAGCTCAGCAATATCGTGTACTGAATGTTGCCGAAGGCGAAGACGGCGTAATCGGTGTAACCGCACTGGAGTACAACAGCTCCATTTACAACGCCATCGAATCGGACATCACACTTACCGAGCGCGACATCACAAACCTGTCCGCCAAACCTGATGCCCCAACCAACATTGATGGCATCGAATACCTATACCAAGACGGCCAAAGCATATTTTCTGGTTTTGACCTGAGCTGGACCAGCCCCAAACAGCGTGTCAACGAATTCCGCGTCAAATACCGGATTGACAACGACAACTGGAGCCAAGCAAACACCACCTCACCATCGCTGCAAATCCGCAGCACACGCAAAGGCACGCTTTATATCCAGATCACTGCAATCAACTATCTCAACAAAACCAGCGATATTTCTACTGCGCAATTCGACCTTATCGGCAAAACCGCCGTTCCGGGCAACGTTCAAAACCTGACCTTTGAGGCAATCAATAACAACTCCGGTCGTCTGCGCTGGACTGAAACCGTTGACCTTGACGTAAAAGTTGGCGGCAAAATTCACATCCGCCACAGCAGTCTGACCGATGGCACGGCCACCTGGAGCAACAGCGTTGACCTGATCCCCGCCAAGTCCGGCAGCTCAACGGAGGCCATTATTCCACTGGTGGAAGGCGAAGTGCTGGCGAAATTTGAGGATGACGGTGGGCGGCAATCAGCCAGCGAAACCAGCGTAATCATCGACCTGCCCGACACTATCGCGCCACTAACAATTCAAACCCGCCGCGAAGATCAGGACGTTCCGTCTTTCCAAGGCACAAAGTCAGACACCTTCTACAGCGAAGAGTTCGACGCGCTCACGCTGGATGGCACGACCTTAATTGATTCGATTGTTGATTTTGACCTGATCCCAACGCTGGATGTACTTGGATCTGTGGCTAGCTCTGGCACTTACACATTCGCCAGCACATTGGATCTGGGCAACACCTTTTCTGTGGATCTTCGCCGGTATTTCGTCACCCGTGGTTATTACCCATCCGACCTGATCGACTCCCGCGCCAACACCGTGGATGATTGGTCCGACTGGGACGGCGCCATTACGGACAAGGTGAACGCCAAGCTGATGTTGCGCTCCACCAATGATAATCCCAGCGCCACACCAACTTGGACCGCATGGCAGGAATTCGTCAACGGCGCCTTCCGTGGTCGCGGCTTCCAATTCCGCGCCGATCTCAGCAGCAGCGCCATCGACCAAAACATCTTGGTGGACGAACTGGGCTACGACGCCACCTTCCAGCGCCGCACGGAAAACAGCGATGGAGCGGTCAGCAGCGGAGCCGGCGCCAAGGCGATCACGTTTACCAACGCCTTCTGGACTGGAACAACAAGCCTCGGTGGGGTTAACGCCTACCTTCCCAGCATCGGCATCACCGCTCAAAACATGGCAACCGGCGATTTCTTTGAAGTCACCAGCGTCAGCGGCACTGGCTTCACGGTCACCTTCAAAAACTCGGCTGGAACTGCCGTTAGTCGTAATTTCAACTGGAGTGCGGTTGGCTATGGCCGAGGCGGCTAAAGTTGGACAAATACTGTCCTTGTAAGGACTCGGCATGGCACAACACGATTACGTGATTGCTAACGGCACCGGCGCTGCCGTCCGTTCCGATCTCAACAACGGCCTTTCCGCAATCGTCACCCAGAACAGCGGAGCGACCGAGCCAGCAACCACTTACGCCTTCATGCGCTGGGCGGATACGACCGCTGGCGTGATGAAGATGCGGAACAGCGCCAACAACGCTTGGATCACGCTGTACCAGTTGGATGGCGAGTGGACCAACATTGCCTTTGAAAACGGCACCGCCGCCGCACCGTCGATCTACTTCAAGGACAGCGGCACCGACACCGGTTTCTATTCTCCCGGCACCGATCAGGTTGGAATTTCAACGGGTGGCACGGCTCGCCTGACGATTGACGCCAACGGGAACGTCAATATCGACAGCAATACGCTCTACGTTGATGCCTCCAATAACCGGGTAGGTCTGGGGACTAGTAGCCCTGCCGACAGGCTGCACGTTTCAGGAAGCAATGCTGGCGGTTTCCGTCTTACCAACGCAGATAACAGTGATGCCATCAGCGTTTTTATGCGTGGCGGCAACGGAATTGCAAATACAACTGATAATGCAGTCTTAAGCCTGGGTCAACGCAGCGATGTTTCACTTATAACCACAGGCCGAGTAGGGATTGGCACTACTTCGCCTGGCTCAACATTAGATGTTGCGGGTAACATCAATGTTCAATGGAGCACTAACAGAATTGCTACTGTTTTTGACAACGATTACAGGCAAGGACTTGCTTTTGATTCAACAAATCGTCAGCTAAGAATATTTAGCACAACAAATGATTCCGGCGGTTCTATTGGTTTTTACACCAGAAATGGTGCAGGAGCTTCTAGTACGGATTACGGAACCGAACGCGCCCGCATGGACAGCTCGGGGCGCCTGTTAGTTGGCACGTCTACTGCCATTGGCGCAACTCCACTTCAAATCAGACCTTCATCTAGCTATTACGGCATCCGAGTAGATGGTGCTGCTGAGGCCGGAGAGTTTTATCGTTATACAGCCGACCAGTACAGCACCGGCCTTATTTTCCATAAATCCAGAAACGCAACAATCGGCAGCAACACGATTGTTCAAAACAACGATTCGCTCGGTGCTTTGTATTATTACGGGGCAAATGGAACAGGTTACGATTTAGCCGCAAAAATTGAAGCCTTAGTTGATGGAACCCCTGGTGCGTCTAATGACATGCCGGGCAGGTTAGTGTTCTCCACTACGGCGGATGGAGCGAGCAGCCCGACGGAGCGGATGAGGCTTAGTGCAAACGGCGCAGTCAGGATTCCCTTTGTCTACACAGACACAACCGCTACAGCAGCCAACGTCGTGGTGTTCAGCGATGGATATATAATCCGGTCTACTTCGTCTAAAAAGTACAAAACTGATATTGAAACCATTGCGAACTCGTATTCTGACGCTCTTCTTGAATGCCGCCCCGTCTGGTATCGCTCAACCTGCGAAAAAGATAACCCCGATTGGGGCTACTGGGGTTTCATTGCTGAAGAGGTTGCTGAAGTCGATCCTCGATTGGTCTTTTGGAAAACGGTTGAAACATCGCACGATGAAAATGGTTCTGTAATCGAAACTCCCTGTGATCCAGAACCTGAAGGCGTGCAGTACGACCGTTTCGTACCTCACCTACTGAACCTAATCAAGCGACAGAAGGAACAGATCGAAGCGATGGAAGCTCGCTTGTCAGCCCTTGAGGCGTCGTAGACCTACTCTCATCTCACCTTGGCATAATGATGCGCTCCTTCTCTGAACTCACTAAGGATTTCGATCCTGAGCGCCGGGAGCGCATTGAACAGCGCAAGGCGGAGATCCGGCAGTGCCTCGACTTGCCACCTCCATTAAACTCCAACAGAAACAGCTAACACCATGCCCAAAGCTGCCGACGCGCCCACCACGGTATTTACCTGGGGCATTGCCAACCTGGAGCGCGAAACCGCCGACGGCTTCGTCTTTACCGCGCACTACACCGTCACCGCCGAAGACGGCACCTATTCCTCTGGTGCATACGGCTCTATTGGATTCCAGCGCCCCGAAAACCTCATCCCGTTTGCTGATTTAACGCAGGAGCTTGTGGTTTCTTGGGTGCAGGAAGCTCTTGGTGGTGAAGAAAAGGTCAACGAAATTCAAGCGGCACTCCAAGGCCAAATCGACGAACAGCGCCACCCCACTAAGGCTGCAGGTGTGCCGTGGCAGTGAAGTCGAAGACGGGCGTCAAAGCTATTCAGCACGTCCCGGCAAAACCTAAAAGAACACGGCAGGGAAATGGAAAACATTCCTTGCCTAACCACGGTCGTAAATTGACCCGTGGGCAGGGACGGTAAGATCTAAAAGTAGTTGCAGACGTGCGATGTCTGAAGGTGGTTTTTGGCGAGGAGTCAAGCAAGAAACCATTGCTGGCATTGGCGTTGCAGCTACGGTCGCTTTGGCATCAGGCATTTTCTACTTGGTGTACACAGTCCCAACCAAGCTTGATGATGTTCTTCAAAATCAAGTCAAATTTGAAGAAAAGATTGGAAAGATGGATGATCGTATCCTTGATCACGAGCAACGGTTGATCAAGTTGGAGATCAAGCCATAAGCTGGTAGCAGACGCTATTTCGTCATGGATCCCACCACTGCTGCTGTTGTTGCGATTGTGATCGCTGCCGGCTCCGAAATCATCGCCCTGCTGCCCATCAAAGAAAACTCTTGGGTGCAGCTTCTGGTGAAGGCGCTGAAGATCATTTTCCCAAAGCGTTGAACGCTGACGTTGTTTGGTTGTGGCGTTACGACAAGCGTGACTGGCGGCATCACCTACTGCGTGCTGCACAAAAAGCCAAGTTTCATGCGACTCTGACGCCACGACTAGATCGTGAAATTGAAAAGGTTAATCGGGTGATTGATCTTGAAATTGAGCGAAATAAACGTCAGCCTGTAATTAAACACGAAGACCCTACGCCCGAGCAGACTGGAGACAGCCGCCTTCTGGGTGGTCCAATGTCCATCTCATCTCCTTGGAACGATGACGACCCAGAACCGCCTGCGGCTAGTTGATCTGTTCAAGTATTACAAGGAACTGCCGCATCAAACGGCGGCCATCTTTGAATTGGAGTCTGCGATCCTCAAGGCCAAGCCCGGCATCTTGAATCGCGATCAGATCTGGTTCAAGACTTGGAGTCAGGCTGGCAAGCAGGACAGGTTTGACAACAACTGGGATGGCGTCTGCGCTGCCGGCAAGAAAGCTGGCGCAAAGTTTCCTGAGCTTGTTGCTGCTCAATGGGCGCTGGAATCTGGCTACGGCAAGCACGTATCAGGT